GTGTTACGCACCAGAAGATGCAAAAAACAACTCAATTCAAGGTGGTTGTTTTGAACCAGAATATTGTGCTACTTATCTAATGCAAAATAAACCTAAAATGACTGAACCTTTCTATCGTTTCTTTGCTGTTGATTACCTTGCCACTGGTGAAGGTAGGTCATATTGGTTGATGATCTGTCGCAACTATCAATCTTATGATGGTAAAGATAGAGAAAAGGAAAAGTTTGTGAATTTTATTGGTATGGGTGCAAGTCATTACATGCACGGATTTGAAGAACTTACCGAAGAAGTGTTTATGGAAAGGTATGCTGAACTTATTCCCAATCATGTAAAAGTTCAGATACATCGTAGAGATCAACCAATATTTACTTGGGAAACACACTTACACGTTAATTACTCATAATGGACGACAAAACACTATACAACCCAGACGAGTTTCTGCTTGACAATATCAAATCCTACCATTATGAAGTGATGGATGAGGGGCATCATGTATGGATGGCATTCTACCTTGAGAATGGTAATACAGGGCACTTGAATATCTTTCTGAATGCTGGTAGAATACAAACACGATACGAGGAATGGGATGAGGTTTGAAGAACCAACTAGATGGGAATACTTCCTTGATGGATTTCGTAATATCTACTATATTCTTGACTGCTATGATGACGGTGATGAATGGGGTTATGATGAGTTCTGGGAGAGTTTGAGTATCGGTTGGTATCGTGAGTATATCTTTCCTTATGACGATCCGTTTAATATACATATCCCATCACCCGAACGTAAATTGAGGATTGGAGAATGAATGTACCGACACATGAAGAACTAATGCACCTGAAGATTCAGGCTGCTATGAGAGAGAATCACTTTCAAGAAGATCAAATGAAGTATCTTGGAGAACGTGCTGGACATCACTGGTATCTTGTTGCTGGTGAATATGAAGTATCTGCAGACCAAATTGAAGGATTTGATAAAAACGAAAATGACTGATAGAGCACAAAAACTAATGGATGCCATATGGAATGAAAGAAACACATGGGCAGATACAGAGCAGAAACTTGTTGCTGCAATTATCCGTAAGACAATGGAACATGTTAAAACCATGACAGCACAGAAACTCAATAACTTGACGGTGCTTGACAGGAGTGATATGATGACTCTATCTAAAGAGGTAGAAAACCTATGAAACTCCTTGATTATGCACACTACGAAGACTTTGGACACGAATGGTATTTCCAAATACTTTCATTCTATCCTAAGTTTGCTCTGATTGATATGGTAGTTCAGTGGGATGAGTATCCTGCAACTGAATGGTTTCCATTTCTAATTGTTGGTATTGGTCCCCGTGATATTGGATTCTCATTTAGATGGAAATGGTTTGAAATTCGTTTTGATGTATTAGACTTTGATCCACGCAATCTAAATAGCTATCGAGAAGGCAGAACTGTCTACTATAAAGTGAGGAAACAAGATGAGCAGGAAACTGAACTGGTTTGATTATTACATTGGGCATTGTTTCCAGACTGGTTGGAGAGAGATCTGGAACAACTTTAAGATGTGGAGAGATCTTATCAGTGGAAACTATGCTGACTATGCTCTACTGAGTGATGATGATCCATATCAAGAGTGTTATGAATGGTTCTGGGCAAGCATCAACATGGATGAAACATATCCTAAAGAGTTTCTAGAATATCTGATGGATTTGTGTGATAAAATTGATAGTGGTGAAGAGAAGTTGATACCTTTGGATGAAGATTTCTTTGACAGATTAAAAGAACTTACCGATGGTGTAGAAGACGATCAGTAATACTTATCAAAGACCCCTTGACTTTTCGGTTGAGGGGTGTTATTGTATGTTCATCAACGAAAGGAAACCAATGTCTCGTTATTCTTCTGGGTCTTCTTCCTCCTCCAGTGGTATCGGATTCCCTGGTCTTTTGACCGTATTGTTTATCGGTCTGAAACTCACTGGCAATATCACTTGGCCGTGGATCTGGGTTCTTTCTCCTCTGTGGATTAGTGCTCTGCTTGCTATTGCCATTCTTGGTTTTGTCTTTATCATCGCTATTCTCCAACAAAAATGAGGAAGGTCATTGTAAAACCCAAATCCAGCAAGGCAAAGAATCGTCTTGCTAACACAATGGAAGGTAATCCTGTCTGTATTGTAGAGCAGGATACTGGAGGTGAGTTGTTCCTTGCTTCCGAAAATCGCAAATACTTTTTCTGGGTAAGTACCCGCACTGGAACTAATCGTTTCGGTGATAAATCTGATACACATTGGGAAATCATTTCTGAAATTAAGGATGTAATCGAATGAATTACCTCTGCCTTGTTGATGGTGTCGTAGAATACGGCAGCACAGACCTCAAAGACTTCAACCATTATCGTATGGTGTATTACGAAGACCACAAAGATTCTGAAAATGTAGAGTATCTTGTGCTGACTGATGAAGCATACAACGAAATGTTCCCTTGTGAGGATGAAGAATGAAGCCTAAGTTTCGAGTTATTTTAGAACAAGCAATCGAAGAAGGTGTGCGTCGTGGTTATTCACGGGCACACAAACATGTAGAGAATCCTACTGAAGGTGCTATTATTGAGCACATCGAAGATGCTGTGATGTCTTCAATTTACGAATACTTTACCTTTGATGAAGAGGATTATTCATGACTCTAATTGACACTATCAATTATTTCATTCCCCAACTTGAGGGTGATCTAGAGGATCTATCATGGCAAATTCGTGAAGAAACTAACTATGAAGATTGTAGTTTAGATTGGTTGTGCGAACAGTATGATACAGTAGAGGAACATTTGCAAAACCTACAAAAGATCAAATCTATCATCGAAATCATGGAGATTGACGAATGAGGTTCCGTAACATAGAGTTCCGTTGGAGTAAATGCAACAACAAGTATGAACTTGTCAAGTGGTATCACCGCAATGGTTCCGTAGAAGAGAACTGTTATGTGATTGCCTTCTTTGATAAAGGTTCAGAGTGTTATGATATGAGGACTATAGGTGATAGGTTCTTTGAGGACAAAGATGCATTTGTAGTTGCTAAGTATGGTCTTGAGTTTCTAAATGCCATCTATTATATTGAAAAAGAAGAAGAGGAACTGAAATGAAACTCTTCCAATACGATAAAAAAGTTTGGGACGATGGTGATACTGACTACACTTGGCAGTTTGGTATCATCAACAATAAAACATTACTCTGGGTTCATTATGAAAATCCCAGTCGTTTAGTTTTTAGTGATGGTGGATTACACATCCTATTCTCATTCTTTACTAATTCTTTATTTGGAGTAGATTTTCAAGTTGGTAAGGTTGGTTTGAGTTTAAACTTTTTTACTGAATACTTTGATGGGTGGAATGATGACTGACGAACAAATTCTTGAACTTGCTTCATCATATTTGAGAGAACTTTATTCTGGTGATGTTGGTGATGTAGTGTGGCAACCTTTACAAGAAGATGCTCTTTTAAACTTTGCCCGAGCAATTTATGAAATTGGTAATGAAAATGGTTGGGAAAGTCATCAAGAAAGTGTATACTTGAACTCCTCTTATCCTACTGATTATAACTATGACTGAACGAGCACAAAAGATTATGAGAGCATACGAAGCAGAAGATACTTACAACTTTCCAAAAGATGGAGTTGCTGCTGCTATTCGTGAGGTAATCAACCAACTTCAACAAAGCCCTGGTGTGATTATGTGTGCTGATGTGTTAGAATTGTGTGAGGAATTGGAGGCACTATGAAATTTGATGGATTTGATTGGGCAATTTTTTGTTTGTTTTTTGGTATAATCGTTGCTGGTAGTATCATCACCTATGATGCTCAACAACAACGAGTATTATTCCAACAAACATACAATAAAAACTTGGAGTGTCGTCAAGCACTCAAAGACCAAACAGTAGTAAGAGTGAATGAGATTTGTGGAGAAGTTCCTGTGATTGGAGATTTTGTGAAATGATTGAACTTCGTATCGTTGAGAATGAACTGGGAGTGAAACCAGACATTCAGTATCGGTATCATATGCTTAGAGTTGATGCAAATGGAGCATTATGCCCACCTCCATATGAGTATGTGTGGAGTGAATGGAAAACTGCTCCTTATGTAAATGTGGAGGAGATTGAAAATGATTGAAATCAAAAAATCTTATGTCTTGGAACTAACAGAACAACAAGCAAAAGAACTCTATGAATTTTTGAGAGGAGCAAAGGATTGTGGTCATCTATCTACTGACCGAGATTTGGTGCTTGTCTATCATGAACTCAAAAAGCTCTTTGATAGTGGTATCAGATGAAAAAGTATCGTATCAAAAAAGAAACTTATGGTGATACTACAAAGTATTTTCCACAAGAGAAATTTTTGTATTCTTGGTATAATATCTTTGCCTATGAGGTTTATTTTGATGGTGGATATGATACTCTGGAAGAAGCACGGAAACGACTTTGTGAGTATTGTAGAAAACCTGTGGTAGAATACCTTGACTTTGACCCTGCGAGGGATTGTAAATGACTAAAACACAATCAGCATTAGAACGAGTTATTGTTGAACTTGATAGTTGGTGTGATAATTGGACACCCACATCTTATAATGACCCTCGCATTAGTTTGAGACAGATTGCTGACCGTGCCCGTGATGTTTTAGACCCTAGGAAAAAAATGACTGACTTTCAACCAAAACCACAAACACCAGAGCAAGTAGATGAAGGTCTGCGTAATGCTTTTAGACAAGCAAAGGAAGATGGTGTGATGGATGCTACTCCTTACTTGAAACAAATGACTTTCAAATCTGATATTGAAAAAACAGAAGCAGAAATAAAAGTGCTTCAAAAGAAACTTGAACTCCTCAAAGAGATTGAGACACATAAATCTCAACCAAGAATGTATTTTGAACTTGATGGTAAATTTGAGATTGTCTCTTATAATGGTGAGAATTATTATCGTCTGGAATATCCAACTGATGTTATTTGGTATAAGAAAAAGAAACCTGTTGATGGTATGATGCTGGTTCGTATTACTGATGGTGAAACTCGTCGTTTGCTTGAAGGTGTGTGGTTCAACGATGTGAAGAAGGGGAAGTATGACTGAACGACTAAATCACAAACTTGATGTAAGTAAAATTAAAACACTCACAGATGTGAAGAATATCTTTGAGTGTATGTGTTTGTCTTCTAATGCGAGTGAAGAACACGAAAAGTATGAACTTCTCAAAGAATACTTCACACTTCCAAATGAGCCACAAGAACTCAAACTTGAACTACCACGCAAATCATTAGAAGAAATCTCACAAGAGTTTGGTGAGAAGATTGATAAACAGATTGAGGATGTAGAGTATAAGTTCGCACAACTCAAATACTATCAAGAGTATCAGTTTAGTAAAAAGATTACAAGGATTATTGAGGATATTGAGTATGCTCGCAAGAATGGAAGTTTTCCAGCAAAATTAGATTACTCTAAACTTACTGCGACTGGTAGTAATATTACTTCCAGTTTTATAATCAAATCAGGTGGTAAAGAAGTTGGATATTATACTTTTGGTAATGGATATTTGAAGTATTATATGAATAAGAAACCGACTGCGATTAGTCGTTGGTTTATGAAAAATTGTCTTTCTTTTGTATGGGTAGATGAGAAATGAACAAAGTAAAATTCACATACATCACACGAACTATTGATCCTAAGACTCGTATTCATTATCTTGATGCGATTGATGAGAATGGTCAACACTGGACTGCTGAGATGTCTCATCAAGTAGAAAAGTGGTTGTGCTATACTGATGTATGGAAAAAAGATGTACAGGTGCCTTATGACTAAAGAACAGATTGAACAACTGCGAGCACTGATTCAGTGCGAAATTGATTATGCTCTACAGGAAGAGAATGGGTATCGTTTCTCATACGAAACCAAAGACTTTAATGATAAAGCATGGGAAACCTTCATAGATAGTTTTAACAAACTTAGGATGACAACAACATGACAGAGATTCATCTATTCGTGCAAGAAGGATGTAGACCTTGCATGTATGCCGAAACACAACTGAAGAAGGTAGAAGGATGGGAAAATGTTATCACCATCACCAATGCTAAAAAAGGTAATCAATGGACTCAGTTTGCTACTGATTGTGGTGTTCAAGCTACACCAACTCTAATTGCCTTGATTGATGGTGTGGTAGTTGCTAAGATTGAGGGATCGAATAACATGACATCAGACTTTTGGAGGGCTACGGTAGAAAAACATGGGAATGTTTGATTACTTTCGTTCATCTTACGATTTGGGCGAACAATTCACAGATGTAGTGTGTCAAACTAAAGACATCGAGGATGGTATTGGTGGCACAATGACAGACTACTGGTTAGATCCCAGTGGTCTTTTGTGGTATCCAACTTATCATGGCACACATACATTAGAAATATACGAAGAGAGTCATCCTAAGTATGATCCTGATAAGAAGTTCTTTAATCACGAATGGATACCTACTGGTGTGCATGGTAAGTATCAACCATGCTATCTCACAAAGTATATTGAAATACATGTTGCCAACTGGGATGGTGAATGGGAGGATTGGCCCAGGTTGCGTCTTCACTTCAGATGTGGTAGGATACAGGACTTCACAGACATTACAGGACGCTGATGCCCCGAGCAAAGAAAACTGAAGAAACTAAACCAGCAGCAAAGAAACCTGCTGCTAAGAAGACTGCAACCAAACCAAAAGCACCAGCAAAGAAACCTAGGGTAAAGAAGGTCGATGATATTCAGATCATTAAACCCACAAATGATCTGGATAAGTTTCCTTATGAAACGTTCCCATATCGTCTAGAACATCAGGAAGCAAAGGGCAAGAAAGTATGCTGGTTCTCTCATGAAACACATGTTCATAAATACATCGAACGACATAAACTCAATAGAAAAGATTATGTTGCAGAATGTTTCAGCAATCTAAATTAAATATTATAAAACCCTGCTTTGTCAGGGTTTCTTGATAATATAGTATGGTAATCCAATGAGGACCACATGACACAAGACGAATGGATTGAACTGAAAGCATTAAAAGACGCAATTACACATGCTCCAGCATCAGTTCATCCAGTAAAGATGGAACGTTTTACTGAACTTATGGTTCAGAGTTTAGCTGGGAAAGGTAATCTTGTAAATCGTACAACTCCGACAAATTACTGACATGAAATTCACGGAACTTGCAATCAAATCTCTACATGAGAAACTTGTTGAATTAGAGAAACGTGTTGAGTATCTGGAAGATGAAAATATAGGTTTGTCCAATGAATTGTACGAATTGCAGAATCGACTAGATGTATTACAAGAACCAAAGTGGGAACATTTAAATCAATTTAGTTTAGGAGAATAATGGAAGAAGATACACTTAAAGTTGAAGAGAATGAAGATGGAACTCTATCAATCTCTTGGGATGAAAAAGATCCAAAATATTCATTTCTAAATGGGTTGACAGAGGCACAGATCACTGCTATTATCGAACAGTCAATCAAAAGGATGATAGATGATGACGAGTCCCTACTGGACAGTAATGAATGATCTCAGCAATACGATCACGAGCTATCTAACTGTTCGTGATCTTATTCGTGATAATCTAGAAGATCCCAAAGTTCTTAACATGGCAGCAGAACTACTTGAATACTTTATCAACAAACAAGATGAAGCATTTGAGAAGGCATGGGATAAAGTTGTGAAAGGATCTGTAGAGGATATTGAACCTCTTGATCCTGCTTATACTGAGAATGATAAAGAGCAGATCTACAAGAATTATCGTGCTGCTATTGATGAGTATAATAAACTCAAAGTAGAATACGATTCACTACAGACTGATTATGAACAACTGCAAGATCTATTCTATCGTGTAGATTCTGAACTTGATGAACTCAAAGTGAAGTATGATCAAGTTCAGAGTAATTATCACACAGTTGTTAGTGAATTGAAACAAAGTCTCAAGTGAGACTAAATATTATACCTTATAAGGAGTCGATCTATGGAAACAAAATTATGCTCTGTTTGTGGAGCAAAGTGGATCGACGGACAGCATTATTGGTCTGGTACAGCTAAGAAGGGGAATGAACTAGATCTTGCTGGTCTCGTCTGCAACAATTTACCCGAAGAAAAGCGCCAGAACTGTGCAAATCCTTGTAGAGGTAAGGAAGGTGGAATGACTTGGGCAAAAAGATTATCACAAACAGATAGCGCATTAGGAGAGTTTGAACTTTGATTATCACTGATAAGCAACACTAATCACAAACCCCTTGACACTCTTGGGGTTTTACCCTATTATACTTCAAGAGGTCAAAACAATGCACCTTAAATCACATGAATCTCCACGATCTCGTGGTCGAAACGATAAGAGTCCTAAGCGATCCGCTAGGACTCGTCAACTCAAAAAAGCAAAAAAACAGTTCCTCAGGAGACTACAAAATGCTCAGTAAGTCTAAACTTACTAAACTCTTTCGTGATCCTTGTAATAACGCAAACGACATTATTCAAGATCAATTAGAACGCATGGAATGTCAGTTTGATAAACACTTAAATAGTGATGAGCAGCGCAATGCTCTTGCTATCTACCAAGAATATCAAGAGTGGATTGATGCTGATGAAGGAGAAAGTTATGGGTTTCTCCTACTTGAAAACATTTCTAACTATTGATTGAGGATTGAACATGTTCACTATTGATGTTTGGGAAGAGCGTGATAATCAACGCTCCAATAACATTACTATTGCTGAAGATCTTTTGCTTTCTGGCATTGAAGAATCCAAATTGTGGAAGAGTAAAGACATAAATGTTGAGGCACTTAAACGTGTCGCAGATGAAGTATTTGGTGGTCAAGTGCAACGTATGCTTGGTGCATGTACTTCTAATGCTATCATCAAAACTATGGTAGCGAGAGAGATTGCAAAGACTTCAACTAAGCAAGGTGGTGTACTCGAAAAGAAAATCTTTGATGGTATTTCTGAATCTCTTGCTGAGCACGGTATCACTGTTCGACAAGCAAAAAGTGCTACCGAATTGAGACCTTTGCGTGATGGTGGTTTGGCAAATAATACTGAGTTTAAGAAACTTATTCGTACCACTGGTAAGAGTAAAGAACAGCTATCACTGAAGAGTATTGATGGATTTATTGAAAGTCCAGTAGAGGGGTATATCTTTGCTAAGGTAAAGACTGGTACTGGTGGTCATCAAGATAACGTACTTATTGAAGCGAATGACTTTATTACTTGGGCAATGAATGAACCCAAGGATAAACTTTATGTGGTCTTGATTGATGGCAATAAAGATGCTACACTGTATTCACGGCAGACGGAAAATATCTGGGTCTGTGATCACAAAGAGTTTCAAGAAAAGATGATTGAATATGTTGGAAAGTAAGCAACTACGAGGGCAATACTTCACCACCACTAATCCTTTTAGTGGTGGTGCTTTCCGTTCTTGGAATGGTATGAGACCCCATAATGTTCCTGTGATTGAACCCTTTGCAGGTGCAGGGAATCTCTACAATTTCTTGAATGAAGAATGGTGCGGTTATGATATTGAACCACAGCATGAAGATGTTATACAAATGGATACGCTCAAAGACTTTCCGACAGGATACAAGGTAGCTATCACAAATCCTCCGTATCTTGCCAAGAATAGTCTTAAGCGACGTGGTGGAACTTTGTTCTTCAAGTACGAGGATCTGTATCTAGATTGCTTGGAAAAAATGTTAGACAACTGCGAATATGTTGCAGCAATTATTCCATCAACATTCTTTGGAACTGGTATGTTTCAGGACAGACTGTTGTGCTGGGATAAATTAGACTACGTTCTGTTTGAAGATACAGATTGCCCTGTAGGTGTTGCGTATTTTATTCCAGAAAAGTGCAAAACTAAATTGTTTGTGAACGGAGAACGTATCACACCACACAATCTAGAACGGAACAAAAATGTGAAACTGAGATTCAATGTGCCCGATGGCAATTATGTACTCTCTGCCATTGATAATACCAAGCAAGAGAACATTAGGATTGATCCAGTTTCTGATAGCTTCAACCGTGAAAAGTATCTGAAGAATACATCACGGAACTATGTACTATTTCACTCTGACAAGGAACTAGATTGTGATGATGTAAATCGAAAGATCTCCACATGGAGATCAGAAACCAGCGATTTTTATCTGACTTCGTTTAAGTCTATGATGAAGTGTGGTAAGTATAGGAAACGCATTTCGTTCAAAGACTTATATTACTTTGTCTAATCTCATTCATAAGCAGCACTGATCGAAAACTGCTTGACATGCCCCTAGATCCCATGCCATACTAACAAGGTACTCAAGAAAAGCACATGAGCATCACTTACGAGCGCAACATGGCAGATCCAAACTATCAAGAATGGATCTTTGTTGATGGACAATATATTGGTGAGATTTACGGTGGTGTTCTCGAAGGATTTGAACTTCGCAAGGTAAAAGAGATCAAACTTGCTGCTGATGCTGCTGCTGTTGATCTCGAAACCATCGCATACTTCGATACAGTTTGCGATGCCAAGTCATTTGTTAATCAAGCAGGAGGTCTTTGATGAATCCCGACACTTACACTTTCGCTGGCGATGCTACTACCTTCCTTGGTTTGGTTGGTGTTGTTTCGACTCTTATTATTCTGGTCACTGCCTATCGTAGGTATTGGAACTCTCCTTATCGTCGTTGAGAATTAACTATGAACATTGAAGATATGCCGATGACTAATGAGCAATATGCTCAGGTCAAGAAAGAACTTTACAAACGCAAGAAACTGCGTGAAGTTGTAAAGAACAATGCCAAATCTGCCCGAGGATTTGGTTATGACTATCAACCTATTCAATTCCCTGCAAACTGATTATGACGCAACAAGATAACACTCTCCGTAATGCTGGCATTATCGGAACCTCATTTATTCTCTCCCTGTTTATCATCAACGCTGTGGTTGGTCCTCTCTATAATGTGTGGGCACAATCTCTTCAAGGTAAAGCAGAACTGCAAAAGGCAGAATATACTCGCCAGGTTGCAGTTCTAGAAGCACAAGCAAAGAAAGATTCGGCACAGCAACTAGCTGATGCTGAGGTGATTCGTGCTCAAGGTGTTGCTAAAGCAAACCAAATCATTGGTAATTCTCTGAAAGATAATCGTGAATATCTTCAGTATCTTTACATCACTGGTCTGGAAGATGGCAGCAAGAATGGTAACGTAACCATCTATGTGCCAACCGAAGGTGGTATGCCAGTGCCTACACTTCAGATGAATAAGTGATCAATGGGGTTGCCAGATCCCCTCAAAACTGGTATAATACCTACGTTGGCGATGCTTAAGCAGACCCGACAACAATGCAAAATCGCAGAACATTATTATGACCAACTTTTACCCGATCAAGTCTCGTTTCACTCCTAAACTTGAGTGGTTCGATGATCTTGAGTTCCCAGTCTTTCGCACAATTCGTTTCCTTGGGCTTGAGATTCGCCATGTAGATTCTATCATCTATGTGAATGATAAGGGGCAAATTGTAAATCTTGCCAGAGAAACTGGTACTGACAATGTTAATGCTGCTGGCATCAAATCTAGTCTACTTTCTCAAGGTTTGTGCGTAAGTGAAGTGCCTCCCATTATTCTTGAAGATGGACGTTTGATTGATGGTTATACTCGTCAATCTGTTATTGTTGATCTGAAGCAGGATAAGTGGGTATATCTTGTTGCTGAACTTAACGATGGATTCAGTATTGAAGATGCCTATGATGAGGTGGGGCTGGGTGCAAACAATCACCTCACTTCTAAACCTGCAACAATCAAAGATTTCAAGAAGCGTTTAAGTGCTTGGATCAATCGACAGGATTCTGTTCCTACTCTTCAAGATTGTTTGAATTGGTTTAACAACATCCCTCACTCGTTTGATGCAAAGCAAGTGAAGAAAGCATGTGAAGATGTAATTAACAACCATCTCACTTCTGTTTCGATGGAGTCTTTCAATGCTAAGACTGCTGCTACTCTTGGAGCAGAAATCCTTGGTTGTCAGGGTAAGAAAGTTCTTGCAATCAATAACTCCAACACTACTTACTTCGAGCGAGTTGTGTATGATCAACTGATGCACTTCGATGAAACTGGTAGCGTTGCTCCCGTTGTTGGTTTCCTTGACAAAGTATCTGCTGAAGATGCAGAAACTCACCGCAAGAATCTTCGCAAGAAAGCAGCAAAAGTGAACCGTGCTTTTGCTAAACTAATCGTGAAGTATCAGGAAGATCCTGAGTTTGTATTTTTCCCGTTTGAGGGTTGTATTGGTCAGCAAGTTAGCGTAGAAAGTCGTAATCAGCTTTACTGATATTATTGATAAGCAACACTGATCAATGGGGGATTGACATCCCCCTTTTTTTGTGCAATACTGTAAGTATGAAAAACACACATCTCGAACATCCTGAAGATTCTGCTCTCCTGGGTAAAGAATCTGTGCAACAAACTATTAACTATCTTCGCAACTGTAAGGGTAGTTGCTCTGTTAAATATGATGGTGCTCCTGCTATTGTATTTGGCACGAATCCTGAGAATGGGAAGAAGTTTGTAGGCACGAAAAGTGTATTCAATAAGAAGAAAGTTAAGATCAATTATACTCACGCGGACATCGAGAAAAATCATAGCAACAATCAAAAGGTTGCTGCGATTCTTCATACCTGCCTGGCACACTTCCCGCAGTTTGAAGGCATCTATCAGTGTGATTTTATTGGTTATGGTGGGCAAGAAACTTTTACGCCTAATACTATTACCTACGATTTTTCTTCCGTTCCAGGTATTCTGGACGTTGATATTGTTGTTGCTCCTCATACACATTATGTCGGAGATTCCATCTCCAACCTTAGCGCAGTATTTGGTGTGCCTAGCTATCTTTCTGGTCGTTTTCTTGGTATTCATTTTGTAGATGGAAATGCACAATTTACCTCCCGTCGTCGTAGAGTTGATTACATTCTTGGTCTTGCAAGTGTGGTTAGCAATTTTGTTAAATACCCTGATGCAAAAGAAGTAGCAGCACTGAAGATTGCGGTGAATAAGTGTATCCGAGAGAATAGTCCTATTGCTAATGTTCTCAGTGGCAATCTGCTGCTGTTGTTCAATCTGTTGACTCATGCTAAAATGTTGATCATGGAAGGAATCACCATCACTGGTGATCAGGTTGATGCCAAAATTGACTTTGGTGTTGATTCTCTCCCTGGTCATGAAGGTTATGTCCACTGCAACGAATACGGTGCATTTAAATTAGTCAATCGCAACGTATTCTCCCACTATAACTTTACTTTGCCTAAGGGATGGTGAACGATAAGCAACACTGATCGTTTAGGGGTTGACTTTGGCACCGATCTGCCCTATTCTTACAAAGTAATCGACAGAACACACATGTGGGACGAAATCATGGACATGCCTGGTGAGATCTTCGATCTCGATATTGATGATCGTGATATGATGCCTCTTGATATGCAAGAAGACATCGAGAAAGATGATCCTCTGCTGGACTGATTCACTTCACTAATTAACAACGATGACTGAACCTGTATTCAACCGCATCAAGTTCACTCAAGATGAAGAGAACTGCATCTGGCATTTCTTACACAAAGCACGGGAATGTGGTTATCCTAGCTGTAATGAACCGTGGTATGGTGTGATTGATGAATTGTGCATGAAATATATGAAAGAAAAGTATAAAAATCAAATGAATGGTTGCTGGCAAACATTATGAAATACGAAGTTAAGTTATACGTTGGTGGCAAAGTCTTCACTGAGGAAGTACAAGCAACCAATCCCAAAGATGCGAGAGAAACTGCACTAGCAAGAAATCCTCATGCTAAAGTTATCAGTGTAAATGCAACTTTCAAGTGATGACTGAAAAAGCACGAATCATCTCCAGTTTTGTTCTCTGCATTGCATACATCATCACCTTGTATGTTGATGAGGTGATTGGTGCTCGGTTATATCTTACGGGCAATCTTCTTGCCCTTCCTTACATGGTAAAGTATAAATGCTGGGACATTGTTGCACTTCTCGCGTTCTTCATTGTTGTAGGTCTTCCTAAGGCACTCTCATGAAACTGCTATTTCACAAAGCACCAGAAGGTTATCACTATGAACGCACCGATTTTAAGACTAATATTAGTGCAATCTGGATTGTTAATGACAATCACTTTGATTATTGTGGGTGCTCTGGTGTTAAGTCGATCTGGGGATTCTACAACACCAAGACTAAACAATTCCACGCACCAGTTAATAGTAAGACAGTGGGAAGTGTAGTAGAATTGAATAAAACTACACCCTACAGTGCAATGCAAAAGTTAAAAGATAAGCTGACCGAATCAGTCTGATAAGCAGGACTGATCGGAAACCCCTTGACTTCTGGCGTCTGATCCTTTATTGTATTCACATACCAATCAATTCACATGAAACTTCGTCATCACCAAGCAGAGATTCTTGATGCTATGAATCAGCACAAGATCGGTCAAATTGTTGTGCCCACTGGTGGCGGTAAAACTCTCTGCATGATCATGAATCTGCTGCAGCGTTTTGTGCAGAATCCTGGTCAGGTTGCTGTTGTTGTTGCTCCTCGTATTCTGCTGGCAGAGCAACTCTCCGCAGAGTTTCTGGAGTTTATCACCAGTGCAAATGTGATGCACGTTCATAGTGGTGAAACTCACCACTATTCTTCTACCAAATCCGACAAGATTGCGGATTGGGTTGCTCAACATGCGGACACCAATCGTATCATCTTCACCACCTATCATTCTCTCGGTCGTGTTGTTGATGCTGGTGTGAATGTGGACGTTGCCTATTTCGATGAGGCACACAATTCTACTCAGAAAAAGCACTTCATCTCTGTTGCTGCAACATCTCTGTCCGCAGATAGCAAGTATTTCTTTACTGCTACTCCCAAACATCACGCAAATCCTAATGCTAACGGCATGAACAATGCTAGCATCTACGGCAACGTGATTCACAACGTTCGTGCTCAACAACTGATCGAGTCTGGTTGCATCATTCCTCCGCAAGTTGATACCTACAAAGTAGACATCACCCGCGATAAGCGCACTGCTGCAGAGGCAGACCGCAACATGATTGTGGACATTCTCGATAGTCTGGAGCAGGACAATCCTAAGGTGTTGGTAGCTGCTCCCAGCACCAAAGTTATGTGGAATATGCTCACTAACTCCGACATCCTTAAGGAACTCGAAGATCGTGGATTTGGCATCCTTCACATCACTTCTAAGCACGGTGCCTATGTTAATCGTACCAAGGTGAATCGTGAGAAGTTCTTTGACACTCTGACCGAGTGGGGCAAAGACAAATCCAAGAAGTTTGTGCTCCTTCACTATAGCATCCTGTCCGAAGGTATCAACGTGCCAGGTCTTACTACCTGCATCATGTTGCGTCAAATGCCTATCATCGAGATGGCACAAACCGTAGGACGTGTTATCCGTATGGACAAAGATGATGCTGCTGATATTGCTGCTGGCAAGATTCCTGCTGGTGCGTGTCATCTGTATCGCAAACAGTTTGGTAAGGTGATCGTGCCTGTCTTCACCAACTACGGTAGTGCTATTGCTAAGCGATTGCAGGGTGTTGTTGACACTATCTTCGTGCAAGGTCTCCCTGCTATTTCTACCATGACTCGCTAACATGTTGCCATGAGGATACTTAATCGGTCCTCATGTAGCCCATAAGCAACAATGATGGTCTGGGGGGTTGACTTTCCCCCTGATCCGTTCTATCCTTACAAGGTAATCGGAAATCACTCAAATGCGAATCGACGTTATCTGTCCCGCCGCACCGTGGGAGAACACTACCACCGACATGGATAAGGCATACGATCTCGCCTATTCTCTGTCTGAAGAGTATTACTGTGATGTGACTCTTCGTTATAACGAAACTGGCATCATCTTCACCACTGTTTCTAACTACTGAATCATGAAAAACTATCGTGTTCGTGTTGAAACTAACGACGGATGTGTGACCGTTTGGTATGAGAAATCCAAGGCGATTCGTGCCTGTGATCTTATACTCAATCGGGTCTACAATCAACTCTGTGGGTTGAACATTAAAGAAATCGAAGTTATTCCTTCTGTCTGAATCATGCAATTCCTAGTTACTGAAATTGAGTTCGATTTCACTGATGATGTATTTCCTGATGAAGCACTTCCAGTAGAAGAACAAGACCTCATTATTGCTGAAACTTGTAATACTGTCTGGGAAGCAGATGATGAGGATGATCTAATCGAAGAGATCACATGTGCAACGGGTTGGTGTATCAAATCCATTGATTATCGCATCGTTCTGAAATGACTCTAGAGTTTCTTCTTGCTGCGATTCTATCAGCTAAGCAGGCAAACATGCAACCCAATCCTGAATATGTGGATCGCTATTGTGCCATGCTAGTTGGTATCCCATACGCATCTGACAACTTTAGTAATAGCGAATGGGCACAATTTAAGATATGCAGAGAAGTTATGGGTGATAATTCGACTCATAAAGACGACTGATCAATGGATTGTCCGTTTTGTATCACCACGAACTACGGGCACCCTGCAGATGCTCTATTGTATGTTCATCGGGGTTGAGAGAGACCCCAACCAACCACACTCTAACTAACACAAATGCAACGCCAGTTTCACAACATGTCAGTCGAAGATCGTGAGATGTTTGCCTACAATGCAAACTATCAGCAGCGTAAGCAACAACAACTCGCTGCAATCGCTCCTGAGTTGCGTATTAAGTATTGCTTCGAGTTTCTGGAGCAATATGTTGCTGAGGGTGATGATCTGATGGCAGCAAAGTGTTATGATGGCATCGCAAAGTACAGTGCCCAACTTGACTGCTCTGAAGCACACTTCTGATTCATTCTTTACACTCAACACACAAACAAATGACTGAGTTTATCTGCATTACTTTCGGTCCTTCTGATGATGTTGCCCGAAACGGTTGGTGGAATCGTAAAGAGCGATTCAGCACACAACGACGTGCCGAACGTTGCGGTCTTGAGCAACTTTCTAATGCTGGAACTTTCGGTTATGTTGTCATCGAAGAGACCGAAGATTCTTGGGAAGTTGTAGATGAACTGGGCGCACCTGCTCACGCAGTTTCTATCACTGCCAAAGGTTTCACCTATCAGGTACAACCTGCTCCTCAACTTGCCCTCGCCTGATCTAAACTAACATGGCACGAACTCTTCAACAACTCCAAGAATCTATCACTCGTCTGATAGATCAGCAGGGCCCAGATGCTCCCTGTGCTGCATTTATCTTCACGATGGAAGATGTATTCCTGTGCGATGAAGATACGCTGGAAGAAACACCTCTCCCTGTAGATGTGTGTGCTGATGTTCTCAATGAAGTCGAAGATTCCGACTACATTTGTGAGCAAGTGTTTGAGATGATTGATGATGAAATCCGTCGCAAAGGTCTGCGAGGTTGACTATGGCATTAGGTCATCATTCTGTTCTCCGCATTATACAAAAGTCGTGGACTGCAGGGTTTGGGAAAGACAAAAGCAAGGGCAATTATGTGGTTGCCCAGAAAACTATGGAACTCGAAATAACATGGAAAGATTGCATGAATCCGCAATTTATTCCATTTATTGATCAACAAGGTCATCAAGGAATGAGGATTCTAATTAATCATCAAGGAGACAACTGATGAACTCTAACCTCTCAAAGATCAAACCCAAGCTGAGAACAACTGGTCGTGTCTCAGGTAATTTCGGACGGAACAAAGTGCAGGCAGGTTCTACACTTACAGAGATCGGAGTTAGCAGTGCAAAGACTATCAAATGTATGACACAAGACGAATACCTGAAGCGTCTATATGTTGCATTTGATAACACGAATGATCCAAAACTAAAGAAGTTCATCTATACTGAGATCCGCAACATTCACATTCAACGAGGTACTTGGTGATGAATCGTAAGTATATCGCAGCAGGCATCTGTGCTCTGTTTGTTATGATCGGATGGAATGTGTTTCTCATTCAGCGTGATAATCAACTGTTCCGCGCAGTCTATACACAAGACGCGGAAGTTCGCAAGTAAAAACTCATAAATGCTGCTTATCAGACTCATAAGCAACACTTATCCGAAAACGCTTGACTTTCCCCCTGATCCCTGCCATACTATGTTCATCGGGGGTTGAGAGAGACCTCCACACACAAATCACTCAAATGACTGACACTTTCCAACGCAATGCTCTCGACATTTCCTATAACGGTTGGGAGAACTATGAAACCTGGAATGTTGCTCTGTGGATCAACAATGACGAGTCTCTTTATCATCTTGCACAGCAGTGTGGTGATTACGAAACTCTGGTAGATTGCCTCTATAATGATTATGGTGTGAAGGAAACAAAGGACGGAGTTAAGTTCAACGATCCGAAAGTGAATGTGATCCAACTTAACTCTGACGTGTTCGATTTCTGACCTTTTCTTAACACATTCATTCCTGAAATCATGAATCTCTACATTCTCAACAACGTTCTCTCTGATTATACTTCTGGCATGGCAGTTATCGCTGCTGAGTCTAAAGAGCAATGCCGTGAGTTCTTTATCAAAGAGTTCAGTGAATATCATGCTGAAGAGTTCGATAAGTATGCAGTCTTCACTGTTATCGAAGATGTGAAACATCCTGCTGGTGTTGTTGCTTATGAATACGGTGGTGGTTGATTCTCTTGTCCCGTAAATCCCTCAACAAAATGAACCTGATCACGCTTCTAATCATTCTCCTGTGTATTCTTTCCCCTGGCTTTCGATATAACATAGGGGGAGCATTTATCTGGATCGGAAACACTCTGCAAGGTGAAATCAAATGAGTCGAGAGCAACGCCAAACCAACGCAATCCGCCAACAAACCCAACAGATTCGCCCTATACTTTTCAACAGCAGACCAACAAACAAGACTCACAAATGACCACTGATCTGTACACTGAAATCATCCAATCAACCGACATGACTAACACTTTCGATCGTGATTCTCTCATCTCTGATTATGCTGAAATGGTCGTAGATGACATGGATTTGAAAACACTTGTACAACTTGCTTATGATGTGATCTGCGAGAATATGGAACGAATGACTGATAACGAGATCGTAGAGGATGTGAACAACTGCTATCCTGAATTGCTCGAACAGTATAACATTGATCCTGATCTTTACCTCTGATCATTAACACTATCATGAACACCAACACTGACACCATGCACCAAGATTACTACAATTCCGATTATACAGAGCGAGATGAACTTGATTGGGATGATGTAATGAATCCAGATGATTATCTCGATCATTTGGATAAGCGTCTCTATGAAAGATCACAACGTATCTATGATTGAGTTTTCCACAAGTATGCGGAAAAAGTATAAAGTTTTCCACAGGTTTTTCCACAATTAAAAATAGGTAAAAAAACATATGTGTGTGTTTTGTTTAACTCTAACTAAAGCATGAGTAAAGGTAGCTCAGAGATGCAAGTTAAGCCTCCAATGTATCACACTTTCGGAGATTTGTCAACCTCGGACTCATAAAATCCCCTGATCTCTGACATTAGCAACGCTTATCTGAAATCGCTTGACAGACCCTCCAGAATGCCCTATATTGAGTGCATCGGAGGGAAGGGAAACAACCCCACCCCCGACCTCTCTAACCCCTCTCAAATCGCCTCCCATGCGTAAGATCGAACGTCTCATGAATGCTGCTATCACTGCAGGCAAAGATTGGAAACTCGATAACACCGAGGTTCTGTACTTTTCGGGTCATGATAAGTCTCAGGTCTATCTGCATGGCAATCTGATTGCTGAGATCGGCCCTACCTATATCGAACTGTTCGATGGTGGTTGGCAATCAAACACCACCAAATCGCGTCTGAATGCTATTCTTCAGGCACATGGAATTGGCAACGAAGGTGTATTCCAGAAAAAAGGAGAATGGTTCTTCAGTTCTAACGACTACGGCACGATTCCCTTCTTCTCAGGTATGCGTATCGCCTGAAGTTTTCCACAGAAATATACCTAACCTGTGGAAAACTAATTAACTTTTTCCACAGGTTAGTCCTCGGCAAGACTATAAACTACCCAATGCACACTTACTAACACTCAACGAACCAACTATGTCTAAGCAAGTGATGATCTCCATGCTCCGTCAAGGCAACACTGGCAGCGAGATTCTGTCTATCCTCGATGTCATCGCCAGCGACACGATTAGCGAGGGCGACGATGATACCCAGACTGGCACTGTGCCCACTCTTGAGATGATCGACTTCTGATCAGTTAGTTATACTGGGGGGCAGTCAAATGCCCCTCTTAAGTATACCGAACTCCGCCCAGATCCCAGTCGTGGTGCGGGTTTTCGGGGTCGGGGGCGGCCGTTATATTAATAAAAAGGGTCCTATGTAAGCTATAAAGTCTTGCACTCGACCCCTAAATATTAATCGAATGGGTCCCCCCAGGAGTCCCATATCCAAAAAAATCCGCCGTGAAAAATTGAAGGAGAAACCAAAAAATGGCAAAAGACTATGTACCGACTAACTTGTATGGTATTCGCTTTTATGATCCGATCAGCAATGAAATGAGAATTAGCGAAGTGTATGCTCATACGGCCGAAGATGCCCGCCGAGTGTTCAATGATATTGGTCCGAAGCACAAAGAGGAATTCGACGTTTTGGAACTAGATGATTACAAAGAACTTCTGACAAGGAACGGATTTACACTTCGAGAAGACCTGAGATGAAATATTTCATTTTAATCTCACCACCCTTCAAGGAAGGTCCGAGGTACTTACCTATGTATAGCTACACGGAAGAGGGTGAGACCACCTGTGGAGTAGATGAAAGTAAAACTCTCTTTTTTGATACATATAATGAAGCAGAGAAAATCGCTAATTTTCTCAGAGACGAATATGAGTATCATGTAGGAGTAGTAGAATGTCCAGAAAATTTATCATAGAAGTTCAGGAGACCTCAGAGGGCGACTTATACATTGAGTTCCCTCAGGAGATCATTGATGAGCTAGGACTCATGGAGGGCGATGTGATGCTCTATGAGATGGGTGATGAGAATTCATTTATCATCCGAAAAGACGACCACCCCGCGTAACCGCGTTCGCTGCGCGTAAACCTTAGAGGAACTATGAATAATATTATACATCAGACTTCATTATCTAAATTATTATTTTTACAGAATACAGAAATGCGCTTCAAGGATAATGAAATCGCGCATGAGATAATTAATGATATTATTAAGAAATTAATTGAGCGCATTAGCACACTTGAGTCGCAACTTACAGAATATACAAAAAATGTAGATTCTAGATTAGGTGGATTAGAGACTTTTGCTACAACAGAACTGGTAGGCAAAAATAGTCTTCAGTATTGTCCACCAGGCACAGAGGAATACTTATCACTTGGTCAAACATTAACAGACCTGTATAGCCGTCTAAATAAAATTGAGAATCAAGTGAAGTGATAAATGCCTTGCAATAAAAAGACATGTCCTGATTATAAACCAAGAGGAAGAACTAGTCCTGGATATGGTCGTGGTGTTACCATGTCCAGAGAGACTTTTCCTAAGAGAGATACATCACAGATCAATGTACCTACATGGGACAGAGATTGTGTGATGTATCCTTATGAGGATGTTTGTGAGGTCATAATTGAAACATATGAGGGTGGTGAGACTACAACCACTACAACAACAGATCCCGAGACTGGTGAAGAAACAACAACTTCAGAGACATCAGATCAATATAATTTTGCTAACTTAGATAAGACAGGTCCAAACTCAGGAAAATTATATGAAGAGTTAGATTTAACTTCTACAAGTTGGTGGGAGCGTTTTAACATATGTCCGCCATTCACTCTTTCTGGTGGTAATCTTGGATCTTCGACAACATCAGACCCAAGAAGAGTTCGTTATTGGGATCATTATCCATCAGAATTAAGTTTTGAACCAAATTATTCTGATAGTCCATTTCTATATCTTTGGGATACAAAAGAACATGCAACAGGTAGACCATGTTATGTTATATGTTGGGTTTTAACTAGGGTTGCCGATCCTGGTGAAAGTGGAAGTTATGTATACACTTACACTCCAAGAAAAACCCCATTTGAATGTGATGCAACTCCAGATGAAACATATGTGGAATATTACACTCAAGATGGAAAATTGACTCCACCAGGGGATCCAAATGAGAATCCACTGATTTGGGCAGTAGGTACAAAAACTGAAGGTGTTGTTTTTAGATATGTATCTGGTCTTAGTCAATATTTCACATCGGTATATTTTAGACTTATTGGAAATATTACTAAAGAAGATTACAAAGGAATAGGTCCGAAAACTCTAATGGCTACTCGCCAAGAAGGACCACTTAATACTGAGGTATACACAGAAATTGGAGCAAATACTGCTATTAGACTTTTAAGCTCTGATAGTGCAAGTAATCGTTGGACTACAAATGTAGTAGTTAAAAACTCAAGCAATCAAACTGTAGCTACTTTAAATATCACTGCTAGACCTGCTGCAGGTAAAGGCGATACAGAAGGAAGACCTGATGCAGTTGTTAAATTGAACAGCATCTCTCAAGGAGATGTACTACCTGTTCCAGGTGTTCAATATGATCTGAATGTTCCTATTCAGGGAAATGCTAGTGAAACCGTTTATCTAGGAAAAGTAATATTCAAAGATATTGTAGATTTGTCTGCAGGTCTTTCTGGTAATAGAGTTATTAGTCAATTTGCATCTTATGTAGGAACTGCCAGTGATGTGGATCTATCAAATCCTGATAATTTTATTCCTGCTATTATAGGAGAAGATAGTGGGATTGTCAATGGTATTGGGGGATCTGTTTGGGCACCTGGAAATTCTGGTATCAATAATATTCAAAAAGTATTTAATCTTGATGGTTCTTCAGCAGCTTATGGACCAACAACAGGATCTGGATTAAGAGTAGAAATTAGAGCATCAAAATATACAGATGCAGATGGTGGATCTGATACAGAAATTAGTATAATTAGAGTTATTAGTTATGGAGATGGAAAGTATCAAGAGGGTTCCGTTTTTCCAATAACATTCACAACTGATAATGGCACATATACATGTGGTTATTTGAAAATACTTACAACTATAAATGGAGCTTTAACTAGAGGCGTTCCAACTGGTATTAGACTAGCAGAACCAAAAATGGTTGGTGGTGTCTATGCGGTCAGTCATTCTACTTGGAATAGTTGGGGAAATAGTTATGCAATATGGTCAAACAATAGTGAAAATAATCTTTCTGGCAGACCACTCGAAATCGTCCATAAACAAATTACTTTACCTGCAGGATCATATTCAGCAGAGTATGGATTCGATGATGAAGGAACTATTTTAATTTGGAGAGAAGACACTGGATCTACAGTGTTTGAAAGTGCCACTATAGTGGGAGGAGTCTATAATGGATCCAGTTTCTCTACAGGTTCTTTTACTTTATCTGAAGAAACAATAGTTAATATAACTGTTAATATGGAAAATAATCCTGGAGGTTCTTGGACAAATAACCCTTCTGGTTGGGCAGTAGTTTTAAAGAGGGGTGGAACTATTCAGTGGACAACTAGAGATGCAACAAATGGCATCAACGTTGGTGATGCATACAAAGGGATGAGATTTGAAAATACTCCATATGTGAATGCTTGGGGCGGCGGGGGTGGAACGACTCCATTTCTGTCTCTGCAGGGAGCATGTTGGTCTGCCAGAGATGCCACTGTTTATAAAGACTATTCAATTCCTGGCGGATTGAAAGTTAGAATGAAAATTGAATCTAGATGGAATGAAGATACAGATACGTTCAATACTGTTTGGAGGATTGAAGAGATTGTAAGATATGGCAGTGGTTATGGATCTGTAGATGCATCAGACTTTTCTGAAGGTGGAGAAGTTTTTGCAGATCAGGAAGTTTATTATTTGTATTATCCATCTGCAGATACACCTAAAGAAAATAGAATAGGAATTGCATTAGTAATTTCAGATACACAAGATATCTTCACAATAGAAAATGTTGCCGATCAATTTATTGAACCAGGAGAAACTGTTAATGGATGGACCATTGATGCTGTTAACAGATTTGATGATGGTTTCAATGCTGGGTATTTAAAATTGATAGGTGGTGGAAATGAGTTTCAAAAAGATGCTACTTATACTACTAGTGGTGGAGAATCTATTCGTATTCTTGCTGGATATGGTATTAAAGATAGAGGTGCTCTTTTTGGTAAATATGAATTTGCTAAAAAGCAAATACAATATGCGACTGCTAGAGTATCTGAAGGTGTTCCATTTGAACCTCAATTAATAAGACCTCAAGCTACTGGTGTTATTCGAAATGGAAGGTTGGTTGGTTTTCAGATTACAAGACCTGGAAAGGGTCTTTCTAATAGAAATATTGAACCAATTAAACTTTCTGTAGATCCACCACCAACGGAATTCGATCATGCAAGATTTAATCAATTAGTTCAAAATAAAGACAATGACATTTTAAGGACCATAGAAAAATGTACTGGAACGGGAAAACCTGCATTTGTAGAGCCAATTCTTTCTGGTGGTCGTTTGGTTTCAATTAGAATATTGGATCCAGGAAGAGGATATTCAGAATCAAATCCTCCACAAATTAGAGTTCCATATATTGCAAAAATAAACAAGCAAGTTGTTCAAGAACAATCAACTACCGAAGAATCGGAACCAGAGGTTCAAGATCTATACAATAAATCTCCTGCGTTTAATAATACATTTATTCAACAATCTTATGGTCTTCAATCATACAATGCAGATAGTCAAATCAATTATGACGAACAGTTTGTAAATCTTTACATACCAGATATAGTTGAGGTCAATTTGGATGATACTAATAAGGAAGTATATTTATTACCTGAAAACACTTTAGATGCGAATTGGATAAATCAATTTGAGACTGAAGGGAAAACTGAGTATACTTTCACTGAAGATGTTCAAATAACTCATGATGCACTTATAGAGGGATCTAGACAAACTGGTGCAGGTATTTCTGCACTAACTGATTTTACAGGAAGTTCACAAAATTCCACAATAAAAACAAATCAATATTTAAATAGCGAAGTTAGTGCTGATTCATTAAAAATTGCTAGAAGTGGAAAAGTAAACACAGATATAGGTATAGAAAGGACTAGTTATTCTTTGAATGTCTCAGATCTTCCTGGAGAAGTTCAGTCTTCTACAACTAGATCAATTTCTGATATTGATAGAGAAGATACTAATTTAGCATCACAATACAATCCATCATACATTGGTCCTAGTGGAAGTTTAGATCATTATTCCACTCAATTTAGAGATTTTTTAACACAAGATATTCAAATACCACCCACGTCTGAACCTAATAGGGGAAGTGGAACTCTAAATGTCGGAGATGCTCAACAGATTACAGGAGAAATAAATTCTGCAGTTACTGGAGTAATCTCTAATCAGTCTGGGAATGAACAAGGAAGAACCGTATCTAGAAATTTTGATACCAAAATACTTGATGATATTAATACCTCTTATCGTGAAGCTAGAATCGCTTCATTACAGCCCAGAACAATAGAAGAAAGAACACAATCATTTCCATCGACCGCAATATTGACAGTTACTGGAGGTTTTTATAAATTACCGTGTGCAACTTCCACTACAAAGTATTTAATACAAACATTTTGCCCAGATCCAAGAGAATCAACATTTTTAAATGTTAGATTAGGGGTGAAAATAAATCCAAATCCAACCAATCCTGATATTGGTAGATGTAAACAGTGTCTATTGGATAATTCATCTCTACAACCAATTTTAAATAACATTGATGACGAAGATGCTGTAATAGAAGATGCTTTTTGCGTGCAGTCCTGGCCATTAAGTTCTATACATTCATCATCTTTGGGTTTTATATCACCATTTTATTTGGGGGCATTGGGGACAAGGTATGATAGATCAAGCGATCTATATGAAGGTATAAGGTCTTGGGAAATTAGTGGAAATTTACATATTCTTCACGATTTGACTCAAGAGACCAAGACTTTTGTAAGCGCACTATCAAAATATGGAAACCCATATGACTATTATTGTAATAGAAATTATGGTGATTTAGGAGAGGAAGATATTTATCAAACTGATGATGCATCTCAAGAAGAAGATGATGAAGTTCCAGATCAACTTGCTGATACTAACCCAGCAAATGTATAAATAAAAATAAAAATTATGACCCGTTTTGCTGCTATAGTATCTGGAACTTGCACTGGACATGGTGTTCCAATCCCGCCAAATATCCACCATACACAAGGTTGTGGCCCGCCGCCAAGTTGCCCACCTAGTAGTGTTCCAACTAAACCAGTGTCTGCAATGGATGCCACTTGTCAATGGCCTGTCACTCCATTAACACCAAAAGATGCATCAGTTTTTGCTAGAACTGTTTTTATTAATGGTCAAACTCCTCTTTGTGATGGAGATCAACTTATAGAGCATAAATCTCCAACAACAAACTTAATACAATGGATTCAGCAAGCAGGCGATAAGTGTATAGGACCTCTTACTAAACCGTGTAATTGTAGTTTGTTAACCACTGAGGATGCTTTTGGACAGGGACATCCAAGAGTGGTTAAAGCATTGGGTGCAACCGTATTTGTGAATGGGAAAAGACTAGCAGCTATTGGAGATCCACTAGGTCCACCCTGTTTAAGCACTATAGGAAAGGGTTCAACCAACGTGATAGTTGGCATGTAGGGAATTTTGTGGTATAATACTGCTTTCCAAGGAGAAAAATCATGGCAAAAATGAAAGGGCCCCTCACAAAAAACGGTTATGTTCCTGGTAAACCAAAAAAATCTCGTCAAGGATTGGGTTTGGGAACAAAATATGCTGCTACAAGTCGAAATGTAGCACGTAAAAAGTATCGTGGACAAGGTAAATGACAGAAGTAGAAGAGTATATTAAAGAATGGATTCAAAGAACATCAGATGTTCGTCCAGAATTAGGCAATTTTGCCTTATGTCCATACTCTTCTACAGCAAAATATATTGTTATTGAATCAAATGCAGACAATATCGGACCTATTTCTGGTCATGATATTGTCTTTTTTGTTGTAGAAGACTATTTGGACTTAGATAGTGTTCAATTTTGGGTCAATTTTTACAACAAAACGTACCCAGAATGGATATTTTTTGAAGACTGTCCCAAAAATGAAACTTATATTAAGGGAATTCCCACTAGCAACGGAAAATATAACATCATAACCATGCAAAATCGTGAAAAATTACGTAAGGCAAGGCAAATATTAGTAAATACTGGGTATTATCATCACTGGAATGACGAGCTTTTACGAGAAATTGTTGGTGATGACTATGAAATGATCAGAAAATCGGGATAGCAACCCCGTAAAAAGTTCTGTTTAACCCTTATGGAGAAAACAGATGGCAATTAATCCTAATCCAGATCATGTATCGAGCATGATGATGCAAAATTTTGGTACAAAATACTTAATTACTAACCCAAAATCTGATTATTATCTAAATTTGGCAAGAAAAAAGATCAACGAACCCCCATTAGATCGTTATTCTAGACCATGTGGAGGTAAAAATGGATTTGATGACTATGTAGAAAGATGGCACAATTGACATAAATAATTAAAAATAAGAGAATGATGTCTAAAGACTTATTCAAGGATTATTATAGACAGTTTACAGACGTAAATACTGGGTTTAGGATTAATCCTATAACTAAAGACGTTCTACAATTAAAGAACGAAACTGCTGTTACTCAGTCTATAAAGAATTTAATCCAGACAAAATTTGGTGAAAAGTTAATGGATCCTGAAGTTGGATCTAGGGTATATGAAACTTTGTTTGAACCTTTAGACGCATTCTCAGCATCAAAGTTGGCAGAAACCATAATAAATACTATAAACAACTTTGAACCTAGAGTAGTAGTAAATGATTGTGTTGTAAGTGCCGAAGATACTGACTCTTATGAAGTGGCAGTAGATATTGATTATACTATTGTTGGTGAAAATGTTTCCATACAAAGTAGATTCATCTTAGAACGACCAGGGGCTTAATGAAACCAACAAATCTAACAAATTTAGACTTCAATGATATTAGGGAGTCAATAAAATCATACATGAGGACCAGACCAGAGTTCTCAGACTATGATTTTACTGGATCCACTTTATCATATCTACTAGACGTTTTAGCATATAACACATACTATTCAGCATTCAATGCTAATATGGCATTGAATGAATTATTTTTGGATAGCGCATCCACAAGAGATAATGTAGTAAACTTAGCGAAATTACTAAATTATACCCCAAGATCATATAAAGCATCAAAAGCTTGTATAACTCTAAATGTTCAAACTGAGATTACAAGTACTGGAGCATACCCATCATATGCTGTTCTAAAGAAAGGTACAGTTTGTTCTGGAAATATTTTAGGCAAATCTTATGGATTTGTCATAATGGAGGATAAAACAACCAGAGTTAATCAAGCTACAGGGACAGCAACGTTTGAAAATTTTGCTGTATATCAAGGCAATTTATTAACTTATGAATATATTGTTGATAATACATTAAATACTAAGTATATTGTACCAAATGATAAGGTAGATACTGAATTACTAAAGGTATCAGTTGGTCAGAATACTCAGGCAACTCAATACGATAGTTATAACTTAGTACAAAACATCACTACAATAGATCCAACAAGTAGGGCATATTTTTTATCGGAAACTGAAGATAGAAGATATGAAGTTGTTTTTGGTGATGGAATATTAGGTAAAGAACTTGAGACTGGACAAGTTGTAAAATTTGAGTATATTGTTACGGACGGAATTGAAGCTAATAATATTCAACAATTTAATTATACTGGATTGGTTGTAGATCCCAACGATCAACCCATCGATGATGTATCCATAATAGTTAATGCAAAATCTCAGATTGGTTCCGAGCAAGAATCAGTAAAATCAATAAAATTTAATGCTCCAAAATACTATGCTGCACAAAACAGAGCAGTTACCGCAAAAGATTATGAGAGTCTTACAAAAATAATCTATCCTAATGCAAAGTATGTTAATGCATATGGTGGTGAAACTTTAACCCCACCTGTCTATGGTAAAGTATTTCTATCAGTTAGAACAAAAACTGGAGCAAAATTAAATAATCTAACAAAAAAAGATATTATTAGAAATCTAAGACCATATGCCATGGCATCTGTGGATGTCGTTA